TCGCTGCATATCGGTATCGGCACCGGATGGGCTTTACCTCGCCGGGCGCAAGTTGGTGCCGACGCACAACACCCTTGGCGCGTCGATCCTCATGCCTTCGTGGATCATGGGCCGCCACCCGCAAACGCCGATCATGTCCGTGGCTCACACTGACCGATATGCGCAGAAGATCGGTGGCAAGGTGCGCAACCTGGTCAGAAGCCCGCAATGGCCATGGCCAGAGGTCACGCTGGCAGGCGACACCGCCGCCAAGCAGGCGTTTGCCACACCGCAGGGCGGGGAATACAATGCGTTCGGCATGTTCGGCGGCAACCAGCACGGCAACCCGGCCGAGTGGCTCTTTATGGACGACATCATCAAGGGCCGGAAAATCGCGTTATCACCACACATGCGCGACGAGGCGTGGGACACGTACCGCACCGACCTGTTGTCGCGATTGCAGGGCCGCGCGAAGCAACTGATGGTATTCACGCGCTGGCACCAGGACGATCCCGCAGGCCGGATCCTGCCCGAGAATTACGACGGTCAATCCGGATGGTATCGAGACCGGGAGACAGGGGAGAAATGGTACGTGCTGTCCCTGCCTGCCGTGGCCGAGCACGAGAACGATCCCATGGGCCGCGCGCCCGGCGAATGGCTGTGGCCGGACCAGTTTAGCGAGGCAAAGCTGGGCGGCATGCGCAAGCGCGGTGGATGGGTCTGGTCCGCGCTGTTCCAGCAGCGACCGAGCCCCGAAGAAGGCTTGATGTTCCAGGCACATCACCTCGAGACGCAATACAGCCCCGGCACGCTCAATCTGACCGGCCTCGAGGTCTACATCTCAAGCGACTACGCGGTGACAGAGGAAGCGGGCGCGAACGATCCGGATTACACCGTGCATCTTGTATGGGGTGTTGACCAGGACTGGAACGTCTACCTCCTCGACGGCTGGCGCGGCCGGTCAAGCGCCGACACATGGGCTCGCGAATGGATCAGGCTTTGCAAAAAGTGGAAGCCCCTGCGCGCCGGCGAGGAATCCGGGCAGATCATCAAGGGCGTCGGCCCTTTCCTCAAAATGATGATGCGGAAGGAGCAAGTCTATGTCTCGCGCGTTCAGTTGCACAGCGGCACCAGCAAGGAGCAGCGCGCGCATGCCCTTCTCGGCATGATGGAAATGGGCAAGGTGTTCATGCCGCGCAAAACCGAAATTCACGGATCATTCCTGGCTTTGGTCGAGGCGTTCGAAAAGGAGCTGTTGCAGTTTCCGGCAGGTCGGCATGACGACATTGTGGACGCGGCCACGCTGTTCGGGCGCATGCTGGACAAGATCATTGCAGGCCGGGATCAACCGCGCCGTGACCCGCATACCGGCGAGACGCTGGACGATCTGTGGGAGCAGCACGACGAAAAAGAGCGGCGGCGACAGGATGATCCGTAGGGTTTGCCGCACATGATCGCGCAGGCAGGTCAATGTGTGCTGAACGAACCGTGCGCAGAGGTGCCATGCCTGACCGTCCGAATATTGTCCCGGCCAATGCCGCAGGCGGACCCGGATCCGATTCCGAGGTGGTCGCCTACGAGCCCATGCAGGGCGGGCCACAAGGTGAGCCCGAGACAGCCGAGGACGCCGAGGATCGGGGCCCGGATGAAAGCTGGTCATTCTGGGACGGGCAAATCAAGTCGGCGCTGACCCACGAAAACAGGTGGCGCGTCGAGGCTCAGGATTGCGAGCGGCTGTATTTCGGCCCCGACAACGACCCGGGCCGCGGGGGCGACCCCGACCAAGGCGCAACAGAGAACCGCGTCAACGACAAGACGGCGCTGATCCATGCCACGATCGACGTGCTGCGCCCGTTGATCTACTCCGAGACGCCGCAGCCGATCGTGCGCCGCCGGTTCTACGGCGATGGCAAGGTGGACGAGACGGCGCTGATGGCCGCCGAGGTCGGGCAGCGCCTCGCAGACTGGATCCTCGACACCACGGATTTCGATGTTTCGATGTTCCAGGCACGCGATGACTGGCTGATCGCCGGCCGGGGCGAGGCCCGTGCGCTCTACAAGGCCGAGTTCGGCATGGTGCAGTCGATCGACCCGGTGACCGGTCAGCCGGTCGAGGTCGAGGTCAAGACGCACGAGGAAGTCGCGGCCCGGGCGCTTGAGTGGCGCCGCATGCTGTTTGCGCCGACCGCCGGCTGGGAACAGATGCCGTGGATCGCCTTCGAAGTGCCCATGACGCGCACGCAGGTTGAAAAGCGGTTTGGCGAAGACATCGCCGCCGCCATGCGCTTCGACTCTGCCGGTCTCAAGGACGCGCAGCGGGGATTGTCCGACGAGGACGCCGATCGCGGTATGGCGAGCATCACCGCCGATGGCGAGACAGGCACGCCCACATCGAGCCCGTTCGACACCACGTCCGTATGGGAGATATGGAGCAAGGACACCCAAGAGGTCATCTGGTGGTCCAAGGGATACACCGAGAGCGTGCTTGACCGGCAGCCCGACCCGCTGGGGCTGGAGAAGTTCTATCCCGTGCCGCGGCCATTGCTGGCGACAACCAAGGGCCAGAGCCTGACGCCGCGCCCCGACATCCGCTATTACGAGAAGCGCGCCACCGAGGTCGAGACGGCGACCAAGAAGCTCAAGACCATCCTTGATGCCCTGTCGGTATCCGGCCTGTTCCCCGGCGACATGCAGCAGGAGGTGAAAAAGCTACTCGACGGCACCAACCAGATGATCCCGGTCAGCCAGTGGATTCAGTTCATGGAGAAGGGCGGGACAAGCTCGCTCATCCAATGGCTGCCCATCGAGGCGATGATCAAGGCCGCGCAGGCGCTGATCACGATGCGCGACCAGTCCAAGGAGGCCATGTTCGAGGCGTCGGGCGTGTCGGACGTGATGCGCGCTACCTCGGACCCGAGCGAGACCGCCACCGCGCAACGGATCAAGGGCCAGTACGCCGGCTTGCGGCTCAGCGATCGGCAACGGCGCATGGCCGAGTTTGCGCGCGATCACCTGCGGATCATGCTCGAAATTGCGCTCGAGCATTTCGACACGGAGACCATTGCCGACATCACCAGCCTTGACCTGCCAATGACCAAGGCCGAGCGCGAGGCGATCGCCATGCAGGCCGAGCAGCAGCAGGCGCAGTTCGCGCAGACCATGCAGGTCTACCAGGCATATGCGCAGGCCGTGGAGCAGGGGCAGATGCGGGGCCCGATGCCGCCCCCGCCGGAGGAACCCGAGGAAATCGAGATCCCCGAGACCAGCTTCGAGGAAGTGCATGAGCGTCTGCGGGCCGACTATGGCCGCAAGGTGACGCTTTCCATCGAAACCGATTCCACGGTGCTGGCCGACGAACAGGCCGACAAAGAGGCGCGCATCGAGTTCCTGAGCGCGTTCAGCCAGTTCGTGCAGCAGCTCGGCCCGATGATGCAGACCGGGCAATTCGACATGAAGACCATGAAGGAGTTGCTTCTGTTCGGTGTTCGGGGTTTCCCCAAGTCGCGCACGCTGGAGGCGATGATTTCCTCGCTGCCCAACAAGCCGCAAGGCGAGCAGCCGGAAGATACCCAAGTGCAGGTCGCCCGGATCAAGGCCGAGGTCGACCAGGCGCTCAAGCAGATGGACCTGCAGGACGCGCAGGCCGACCGCGAGCACGAGACAAAGATCGAACGCATGAAGGTCGGCGGATCCATGTTGGAGACCGCTGCCGATGGCATGGTGGACGCCGCCACGCCAGACCCGCAACCTCAGCAACAAGGAAGCTGACCCCATGCCGATGTTTCGCAAGAAGCCCGTCGTGATTGAGGCGCAGCAAGTGCCAGCCAAAGCCGAGGACCAAGAGGCATGGATCCCGTTCGGCAACATTGCCAACTGGTGCAATGGTCGGATCGTCAATGATGCGGTCGACGGACACTGCATCCTGATCGACACGCCCGAGGGCAGCATGAAGGCCCGGCAAGGCGACTGGATCATCAGGGAGCCGTTCGCGACCGAGGATCGCCAGTTCTACCCGTGCAAGCCCGACATCTTTGCCGAGACCTATGAGCCGGTGGAGGGCGCCTGACCTTGCTCTACCGCGCTGATCCTGACGAGCACGCCCGCATCTTCGGTGCCCCCGATCGCGAGGACCGGCCGGGCGCCTACCGCAAGTGCCGGACATGCGGCGGCTGGCATCCGCGCGGGCGCGTCCCGCATAACTGCCGGCCGCCTGCGCCACCGCGCAACCCTGATCTGGCCACGCCGCAACTTGCGCCCACGTTCACGCCGTTCCGAACGGGGCTGACGGACAATGCCGAGGTTATCGGGGATCGCCGCGCCAAGCGCAACTACATGGAAAAGCACGACCTGGCGGAATACGACGAGGGCGTGACCAAGCCCGACGAGCACTGGACCGCGCAGAAGGAAGAAGAGCGCGAGATTGCCGAGCTGATCAGCACCATTTCGCAGACCGACACCGATTATCTCAGCGATCGGGCCGGGTTCGACGTGACCAACCCCGAGCGCGTGGGCGACGATTCCTCGTTGAGCGATGGCGGCGAGGTCGACATGGGCGGCGTGGAGGTAATCAAGTGAAGAAACCCGCCGACATCCTGTCGCCGCGCGAAGGCGAGACCAGCGAAGAACGGCGGTTGCGTGAAACGCTGAACCGGCGGGCCGGGCAGCTACTGACGACGCTGGATGCAGCCATTGCGCTGCGCACGGCGCCTGCCGATGCCGCAAAGGCCCGGCACCAAGCGCGATCCAGCCTGATAAATTTTGCGCGCAAGGCGCAGCAGGCGCACTCGCTGTCGATCGCCGCCCAGACCCGCACCGACACCTGATTTGCCGCACAGCGCGGCGCAGGGCGGTCACGATGCCAGTCATCGACCCCAAACCCGGAGCATGACATGACCGCCGACAAGACCGATCAGGAATTTGATGACATCTTCACGGATGAAAACCGCGACGAGGACGAAACCGCCGACGTGATCCGGCGCGCGCTGCAGGAGCAGGGCATCGACACACCCGACGACGATGATGACGGTGGCCTCGATCAGCCCGAAATCGAAGACAGCGACGACGATGACCGCGTGTCGCAGGAGCAAGGCTCCAAGATCGCCTCAGACGCACGGCTCAAGAGCGGCAAGGCGAAGGACAAGGCCGCCCCCGAAGACAAGGCCGCCCCCGAAGACGAGGCCGACGACGAGGGCAAGGCCGACAAGGCGAAAGCCGATGATCAGGCCGAAAAAGAGACGGATTCCAAGACCGACGAAGACGCGGACAAGAGTGAGCCGAAAGACCTGACCGCCGCGCCCGTCGAGGATCTTCTCAAGGAGGTGCCGGAGAAGCAGCGGGCCGAGATGACGCGCCGCCTGTCGGACGCCGACGCGGCCATGGCCCCTTTCCGCACGGAATTCATGCAGGGCGAGATGGAGCGGTTCGGGGCAAACCCGGCCCAAGTTGCCAGCCGCTTGGCTGACCTGGCTCAGTTCGCCCAGCAGAAGCCCGACGAATACATTGCCTGGGCAGCCGCCGAGATGGCAGCAAGCCCGGACAAGGTGATGGACGTTTTCAACGCGGCCGCAAGCCACCTCGGATACAAGGTGGTGAAAGCCGACGCCGAGGATGACGACGCCGGCGGCGACGATGATCTGTTCGAGGATCCGCAGGTCAAGGCGCTCAAGGAAGAAAACCGGAAGCTGAAAGAGGCGCAGCGAAACCAGCAGACGGGTCCGAGCTTTGGCCCTGATGTGCCCGAGCGCCAGCAGGCGCAGCAGGCCCAAGCCGCGCTCGCTCAGTTTGTAACCGAACGCGACCCGGCAACCGGCCAGGCCAAGCGCCCGTTGTTCCGCGCGCTCGAGCCTCAGATCGTGGAAAAGGCCAAGGCGCATCGCCAGCAGACGGGCCAGCCGATTACGGTCGATGACCTTTCGCGCATCTATGACGACACAGTTTCCGAGATGAAGCAACAGTTTGGCGTCACTCCCGCCGCACAGGCTGAAACGCCGGTGGTAGAAAAGACGGACAAAAGGGCGGCCGCCGCGCAGCGTGCAAAGCGGGCCAGCAGCAATATCGACGGAACGGGCCAAAGCGCCACCCGTCAACCCGCATCGGGCAGCGGCGATCTGGATTCGGTCATCAAGGCCGCCATCGCTTCACAGCAGGGTCAGTAACGATGCGGGATTTGCCATACAGGAGATAAGCCATGGCGAATCCAAATTGGGGCGAGGTGATGACGACCACGCTTGCGCACCGTCGCAAGAACATTGCCGATGCTGTGTCCCGCAACAACATCTTCATCTACGAGCTGCGCCGCCGGCGCAAGCTGCGCACGATTGGCGGCGGTCGCACCATCACCACGCCGATCATGGTGGGCGAAGAAAACGCCAACTTCCAGTGGTATCAGGGCCGCGAGGGTCTGAACGTCGCCGGGCAGGAAATCCTGACCAGCGCCGAATTCCCTTGGAAGCAGTATGCGTGCGGCGTGTCGATCTCCGGTCTGGAGATGATGCAGAACGATGGGCAGGAGCAGGTCATCAACATGATGCGCGCCCGCACCATGCACGCCGAAAAGACCATCCAGAACCAGATGCACCTTGCGGCGCACGGTGACGGGACCACGTACTCCGGCAAGGAGTTCGGGGGCATGGCGCTTCTCGTGTCGGCAACCGCCGGCGCAACCGTGGGCGGCATCAACTCGACCACCTACGAGTGGTGGGACAACCAGCGCAACGCCACCGGCGGGGCGACCACGGGCTCGATCTACGGCGACATGCTCGATCTGTACCTCGAGACCTGCCGTGGCACCGACAAGGTGAACCTGATCGTGTCGGACAACAGCTACTACTCGGTGTATTCGCAGGCACTGCAGGCTCAGCAGCGTTTCATGGACAAGAACCTCGCTTCGGGGGGCTTCACGAACATCATGTTCGAGACCACGCCCGTCGTCGCGGATGGTGGCCAGGGTGGTTACGCCCCGGTCGGCATGAAGTTCCTGAACATGGATAGCATTGAGCTGATCATGCACAAGAAGCGGAACAACGTGGTGCTGGGTGGTCCGCGCCGGCCTCTGACCGAGGACTCGGACACGATCATCATGGCCGGGATGGGCAACTTCATCATTGAGAACCGCAATCTCTGCGGCATCCTCACGGATTGATCCTCGCGCGGGGCGGCCACGTGCCGCCCTGCCGCACCTTTTGACCCCAGGGACCAGACACATGCAAAACACTGCACAATCGCGCGATCTGACCGCAGCCGACCTTTCCAGCCATATGAGCGTCGTGAATTCCGAAGGCGGCGTTCGCAAGGGCTTCTTTTACACACCCGTTCGCATCCGCTCAAAAAACCCCGAGACCCACGGCAAGATCGAGCACCGTCTTTGCATCGCCAAGCAGCCGCTGGGCGACCGGCTGACCGTCTCGCATTCATACATCACCCCCGAACAGGCCGCAGCACAGCACCCGCAGGAGTGGGCGCTGTTCACGCAGTTCGAGGACGTTCCCGATTACGGCACGCCTCTGTCGGAGCTGCCGGGCGTGTCGCGCTCGCAAATCGCGCTTCTCGAGGTTCACGGACTTCGCTGCATCGAAGACCTGACCTCGATCTCGGACGATCAGGCTGGCCAGCTCGGCATGGACGTGTCGCGCGCCGTCAAGATTGCCCGCAAGTGGATCGCGAACAAGGAGGAATCCAGCGACGTGATCCTCGCCGCCGAAACTGAAACCAAGGCCGAGGCAGCCCTCAAGTCAATGGAGGAACGGCTCAAGAAGCTGGAAGAACACAACATGCGGCTGTCAACCGAGAACGACGTGCTGCGTCGATCCGGCGGGGCCAGCCCGGGTGGCCGATCGGCGGCCAATCCGGTGGCTGTGGCATCGCAGGACTCGCTGCCGGCCGAATTGCCCAAGAATGACGACTTCATGGGTGGTGGCGACGTTGTGACCGGCGGCGACGATCTGGGCGACAACGACGCCGATCCGCTCGCAGACTGAGGCAAGGGGGCGTCATGGCGCGCACGATACTGCAGATCGCACAAGAGGCGGCAGAGCGAGACGCCACGGCCCCCGCGCCCATCACCCTGTTCGACACCAACACCCGTGTTGCCAAGATCCTGCGCAGCGCCGCGCATGACGTGATGCGCGACTATCTGCGCCGGTCACGCTGGCAGGGCATGAGCGAAATGCACTCGACATGGGTGTTCGCCTTTCAGCCGGGGCGCTACGCCTATTCCCTGCCGCCTGACTTCCTGCGCATGATCCCCGGAACCGAGCAGCGCAACGGCTGGCCCATTGGCCTTGTCGGCCCGGCCACGCCGCAGATGTGGGCCTGGTGGATCTACGGCGGCAGCGCCGCAGTGACGCCGCATGGCTGGCGGATCAAGAACAACGTGCTGTGGGTGGACCCGACCCCGGATCATGCCGAGCTGATCGTGATCGAATACATCAGCCGGTATCCCGTGGTCTCGACCATTCAGGCGGGGGATTACAACCTGTTGACATCGCCCTTGCAAACCAATGCCCCCGTGGTGCCGCGCGATGGCCACCTCAAGCTCGAGGACGATTCCCTTGTAACCAGGCCGGCGCCTCTGGATCTCGAATACGCCGACGATGACGGTTACGATGTCGGCCAGTACCCGCAAGAGCCCGAGGAAGTGCTGAAACGCCTCAACCCGAATTCAGCAGTTCAGCCGTTGCCCGAGGTGCGGCGTCCGTATTTCACCGCCGACACTGATCGCCCCGTGTTCGAGGACGATCACCTTCTTTCGCTGGGGATGACCTGGCACTTGCAGCGGGCGATGGGGTTTCCATTCGCGGAGCGCGCGGCGGAATACGAGGACGAGGTGGCCAACAAGGTGGCCGAGGACGCCGGTGGAGCGCGCGGCTTCCGGCTGGGCAATGCCGACGATCATTGGGAGACATGGCCGCTCGATACCAGCGGTTCGGGCAATACCTGGATTGTGAGCTGATGGCCGAGGTCAGGATCCCCGAGACGGTGGTCAACCGGCGCCGAACGCGGACCTACGACACCCAGCGAGACAACTTCGCGAACGTGCTCGGTCTGGTCCGGCAGGCCGTGCCGCCGCCCGGGTCGCTCATGCCCACGCTGGCCATTGAAGCCCCCGGTGGAGGGTGGGAGATGTGCGACGGCCGCGCGCTGTCCAAAGCCGATTACCCGACCCTGTTTTCGATCCTGGGCGAGACCTACGGCGCGACCGATGATGAGTTCAATCTGCCCGACCTGCGCGGCCGCACGGTCATGGGGCGCGGTGGCGGCACGGGGTTCGAGCTGGCCGCGCTTGTCGGCGCAGCCTCGGTCAACCTGACCGTCGACCAACTGCCAGCGCACGGCCATGACATCACCGACCCCGGGCACACGCATGATTTCAGCGAGACCACGCACACGCACACAATCACCGATGCCGGGCACGTCCACACCGACCAGACGGCAGGATCACAGGAGGTCGCGAGCGGCACCGGCGCAACGGTCGCCGCCTTTGATGCTGTTGGGGAAACGAGCAGCGCGGGGTCCGACCTGACGATCGAGCCAGCGACAATCTCGGATGGCAGCACGGGGCAAGCGACGACGGGCATCAGCGTAAACGATACCGGGGCTGGCAATCCGATTGACGTTATCCCGCCGGCTGTGGTGGTCAACTGGATGATACGGACATGAGCCAGATCAGACGCAGGCAGCAGGCACGGCAGCAGCGCGCACAAGGCGGCGCGCGCGGGTTCGCTCGCGAGATGATGTTGCCTTTGCCGCTCAAAGGCGTGTTTTCAGAAGCGCGCGACGGAGAAATGTCGGCGCAATATGCAGGGGAGATGGCGAATTGGCGAACCAATGGCGCGTTGCTCGAAACCCAACCGGCCAACACACTCACCCCCGCGTCGTCAGACGTATTGAAACGGCTGCCCTTCGAGTTTGGGTCATCCTCTGTTTATATCGAGCTCACCAGCACTGGCGCGCGCGGCGCGGAAGCATCATTCGCGCGGACGTTCGGCAGGGACGCCACCGTTGGCTATCTCAGCAGTCAGGCGCTTATCGCGGACGGGCGCGGCGCACCGCTGCGGTTTGATGGCCAGACCTTTACCGAGTCCGAATTCACGACGACAACCGGAATCACGCAGGATCAGTTCGATGGCGTGATCGCGCATCACGACCGGCCCTATTTCTGGCGGATCGGGAAAACGCTGGAATTCTACTATGGCGACGTGGGCGCGGTGACGGGCGAATTGACCCGGTTCCCCCTCGACCGTCTCGGCAACATCACCGGGCAAGTGGTCGCGCTGCAGTCGCTCACTGTGGACGCAGGCCACGGCATGAACGACGTGCTGGCGATCTTCACCACGACGGGCGACATGGTGATCTATGAAGGGCTCGACCCCGGCGATGCCGACGATTGGCGCTTGGCCGGGCGCGTCAAGGTCGCCCCGCCTTTGGGCGTGTATGCTTTTACGCAAGTCGGCTCCGATCTTTGGGTGATGACCAGCGTTGGCGTCGTTTCGATGGCGCAATCCATTGCCCGCGGCGCGCAGGCCATGGTGTCGCAGGTCACGCGCCCGGTGCGCGAGGACATTTTGCGCGCCGTGGAACAAGGCGGTGACTGGCAGCTTCATGTGGCGTCCGATCAGTCTTTCGTGGTCGTCAATCGGGTGTACGATGGCACACCGGAGCAGTGGATCTTCACATCGGACGTACAGGCGTGGTCAAAGGCCAGCTACCCGGCCCAGCACTGGCACAATCTCGGGGGCCACACGGAGTTCACGACGGCCGATGGCGGCCTTGGCACCATCACCCGCACCCGCGGCGCAGGCGAGCCCATGAAGGCGGTGCTGCGCACGGGATGGCTGCAACTGCCCTACCAAGGCCTGACCTATGTGCGGCCCACGTTGCGCGCAGCCGGCGCGCTGACAATGCGGCTGGCGGTGCTGACCGATCACGACGAGACAACCGTCGATCTGGACGAGTCGTGGCAGACCGTGACGATCACACCGGAGGAAGCGCCGGGCATGAATGAATATGTCGCGGTGACTGACGAGATCGGCAGCGATGCCGCCGGTGGCGTGTATCAGATCAGGATGGAGGTAACGGCGGCATGGGCTCAACTGGTGTCGATCGAGGTGGCCGGGGTCTGAAACGCGACGGCGCGCTGGTCTACGGCGCCGACCGTGAGGTGATCCAGTGGGTCGCGAGCATCATACCGGGCTTTCATATCAACCCGCAATCGACGGCGATCGGCGTCATCAAGCGCGGCGAATTGGTGGCTGGCCTGGTCTACGAGCGGTGGAACGGCGTGAATGTCGAAATGTCGATCGGGGCCAAGCCGAAAAGCGGGTGGGCCGATAAGGCCGTCTTGCGTGGGATCTTCTCGTACCCGTTTCTGCAGCTTGAGTGCCGGACGATCACCATCGTCGTGGCGGCCAGCAACCGTGCATCGCTGAGCCTTGTGACGCGGCTGGGCTTCGAGGGCGAGGCTGTCGTGCGGTTTGCCGCTGACGATGGCGGCGACCTGATAGTGTTGAAGATGTACCGAGAGAAATGCAGGTGGATATAGCATGGGCAAAGGCGGC